AAGGCTTCACGGGTTGCGTTATGGAGCCAACTGGTCCGTTGATTCGTGACATTTGGCAAGCGGACTTCGAGCAATTCCTTGAGCACTACGAAATCCCGTACACGTTCCGCGCCTCGCCATTGCCTGAGTACGTCTTGCACTTTCCTGGCGGTGACAGCAAGCTGCTGTGCCGATCGTTCGAGAATTACTCCAGGATCATCGGTTTGAACCTTGCCTATATCTTGTGCGATGAAATTGATACCGTGAACCCGTCCATTTGCACGCGGGCATTCCCAAAGATCCTTGGCCGTCTCAGGGCTGGCAATGTTCGGCAGTTCAGCGCAGCATCAACGCCAGAAGGCTTCCGCTGGATGTGGAACACCTTCGGTTCAGAGGAAGCGCAGGAACGCACAGACCGAAAGCTCATCAGGATGCGGACGCGGGACAACCCTTACCTGCCGCAGGATTTTATTGAAAGGCTCCAAGCCAACTACGACCCGAGCCTGCTCAAGGCATATCTCGAAGGGCAATTCTGCAACCTCACAACCGGTCAGGTTTACGACAGGTTCAGTCGCGATAAGCACGTCACAACCTCCATCCCCGACGTCAGCACTGAGCCATTGCGTGTGGGCGTTGACTTCACCATCGGCAACATGTCCGCAGTCATTGGCGTCCGCTTGGGCAGCAAACTTCTGTTGATTGATGAGATCAGCAAAGCGCATGACACTGATGCCATGGCGCAAGAGATTCAATCTCGTGCTCAAGGTCGCAAGGTTTACATCTACCCAGACGCATCCGGCGGCAACCGCAGCACGAACGCATCGCGCACTGATATTCAGATTCTTGAATCGTATGGGTTCAGCAATCAATCGCCCAAGGCAAATCCTCCCATTCGTGATCGGGTGGCTTCTGTTCAAGCTTTGCTGGAAAACGGCAAGGGTGAAGTCCGGTTGCAAGTGTCAGCAAATTGCAAGCGAACGATCGAGTGCCTAGAGCTGCAAAGCTACACCGAAGCCGGTGACCCAGACAAGGATGCTGGCTATGACCATATGAACGATGCGCTGGGATATTTGGTTTACCGTGACTTCTCAATGCTCAATGCGCGAGCTGGACGGGGAACAGGCATCCGCCTATATTGATTTGGTCGCGGTGGTGCCGCTAAGACCTTGGGAGGGGGCAGTCGTAAGCCCCTTTTCTTGTGTCTATAGATCTGTCGATTAACATCAGACTATCGGGCGGGCTTTAGCCGTGTATTCAGGTTTCTCAGGCAGGCAGCGTGTAGGCAACGTCACCACTGTTGAAAGCCCAAACACGGCTTACGCCAACATGGAGCCGCATTGGCTTTTGATCGAGGCTCTACTGCAGGGCACCTACGGCATTAGAAAAGGGCACAGAAAATACCTGCCGCAAGAACCGCGAGAATTAGACGAGGCTTATGACAACAGGCTTTTGCGTTCAACGCTTGCGCCGTATTACGTCAGGCTTGAGCGCATGCTGGCTGGCATGTTGACCCGCAAACCTGTGCGCTTGGAAGATGTCAGCGATGTTGTGACTGAGCAGCTTTTCGACGTTGATTTGCAGGGCAACGATCTCAACGTCTGGACTTATGAAACTGCTCGCAAGTGCATCAGGTATGGCCACGTTGGTGTTCTAGTTGACGCGCCCAAGGCGGGTGAAAATGGCCGCCCTTATTGGACTCAATACACGCCAAGAGACATTCTTGGCTGGCGAACCGAAATTGCTGACGGCAAGCAAAAGCTGACGATGATCAGGCTCATTGAAAAGGTCACTGTGCCGGATGGGCTTTATGGCGAAAAGCAAGTTGAGCAAGTGCGTGTGCTGACCCCTGGCGCGTTTGAAATCCACCAAAAAGATGACAAGGGTGAATTTCGTTTAGTGGATGACGGCAGAACCAGCCTGAGTGACATCCCGTTTGCGGTGGCCTATTCAAACCGCGTTGGGGTTCTTGAGTCGCGGCCACCACTGGCTGACATTGCAGAACTGAATTTGAAGGCGTATCAGGTGCAGTCTGATTTAGACAACCAGTTGCACATCAGCGCAGTCCCAATGCTGGCTATCTACGGCTTCCCACAGTCTGCGGAGGAGATAAGCGCAGGCCCAGGGGAAGCGATGGCTTTGCCCGAGACAGCGCGTGCTGAATACATTGAGCCATCCGGGAACAGCTACAACGCACAGTTCCAGCGACTTGAGCAAATTGCTCAGCAGATCAATGAACTGGGCCTTGCTGCCGTGCTTGGGCAAAAGCTGAGTGCAGAGACAGCAGAGGCCAAGCGGATCGATCGCAGTCAAGGGGACAGCACCATGATGGTGATTGCACAGCAGATGCAAGACCTAATTGACAACTGCCTGACGTATCACGCGCAGTACATGCAGCAGGCGCAAGCCGGCATGAGCTTTATCAATCGCGACTTCTTGTCAGCACGCTTAGAGCCGCAGGAGATACAAGCGTTGCTGCAACTTTATGCGGCAGGGACCATCACCCAAGAAACATTGCTTAACCAATTGTCAGCCGGTGAAGTGCTTGGCGATGAGTTCGACGTCGAGGAAGAAATCGAGGCCACACAAGCCGGCGGCTTAATACAAATGGACAGGCCTGAGCCTGTCATTGAAACTGAAGCCACAATGCCTAGGGAAAACCCGGAGGCGACCGATGAGTTGGATTGACAGACTTAAGAGGACTGAAAAAGAAGATCCAGATAAACAGTACCTGTATTACGTCAGGCAGCAGCTAAGGCAGCAAGTTTACGCAGTGGTTCGTGTCACTTGGTATGACGAGGAGGGCATTTACAGCGTCACCGAAACCCGCGTAAACAAGAGGGATGCGGAAGTGATTCGGGAGTTCACTGAAATCGTGGGCAACGCTCTGACAATCGGGGCAGATGTTTCAGTGATCTGCGTCGATAAATCTGAGCGGTTGGATCTGCATGATTTATGAGCACACCATCGGAGCTGTATCGCAATGCGATCGATCTCAACCGATTTAGCAACAGTGTCGCAAAGCGAATTGCTGTTACATACAACGATCTTGTTTTGGATGCTGTTGATCGTTTGCGTGGGATTGATGAGCTTGCGGCGCCTGCGAAAGCTGCACGGCTTAGGGCGATTCTTGCGCAACTGAAGCAGTCACTTGATGGCTGGGCGGGCACAAGCACTCTTGCGATCGTCGAGGATTTGCAGGGGCTAGCCGTACTGCAAAGCGAGTTTGTGGCAAATGAGCTGCGACGTGCTTTGCCGGTTGAGTTGCGCAGGCAGATCCGCAGTGTGCAAATCAGCCCGCAGTTTGCGCGATCAGTAGCAACCGTGGACCCGACAGCAATCAACGTGGTGTCGCTTAGCGACAACTTGCAAGCTGCTGTCGCGGGTGCGCCGCAGACCTTTCAATTAACGGCTGCGCAGGGCACGACTATCACGTTGCCAAATGGGAAGGTGCTTGAAAAGTCGTTCCGTGGGCTTGCCGAGTCACAGGCCGATCTGTTTGCAAAAACTGTCCGCAACGGGCTGCTAACTGGCGAATCTGCTGATCAGATTGCACGGCAGTTAAAGGGTCGTCTTCGCTTTGGGCAGCCTGGCAGCTTGCGTCAGATCGCCCAAGCTGGAGGGCAGGTAACTGCCGCAGCAAACCACCAAGTCAATGCGATGGTGCGTACAAGCATTAACCAAGTGGCGAATGAGGCGAGCCAGCAGGTTTACAAGGCAAATCAAGATGTGACTAGGCGTTATCGATACGTGGCGACCTTAGACAGCAAGACCAGCGCGATTTGTCGTGCTCTTGATGGGCAAGAGTTTGACTATGGCAAAGGCCCAACACCGCCGCAGCATTTCAACTGCAGATCCACGACAGTGCCGGTCATTGATTACAGCGGCCTTGGAATTGACCCGCCGCCACCTAGCCAGTTGCGTCGCCCAAACTCTGCGTTTAAGGGCACCCAAGCCGTGCGCGGTCAAGGCGTGCCTGATAACGAGACTTATGGCCAGTGGCTTGATAAGCAATCGATGGCGACCAAGCAGGATGTTTTAGGCAAAAGCAAAGTTCCTTACTTCAACCGGTTGGTAAACAAGTACGGCCCGACAGATGCCATCCGTAAGTTTGTTAACGCGGACGGTTCAGAGCTAACCTTGGAACAACTCAAAGACCGTTACCCCAATGAGCAAGCTGCCTAGCAAGTACAAATTCACCGTTCAAGAACCAAACGAGGCACCATCTTGCCCGCCAAGGAAGCCCGCGCCAAAGGGAAAGGCTGCTAAAAAGGAAGGGTCTAAGGGAGGCGACTAATGCCAATGGGTAAAGGCACATACGGCTCAAAGGTGGGCCGTCCCCCTAAAAAGAAGAAAAAGAAAGGAGGCAAGAAAAAGTGAAAAAGGGTTCTCGCGTTAGCTGGGTTTACCAGGGCAAGCGCACTTTTGGCGTTGTAACCAGCGTGAAAGGGGAAGGCTCTTACAGCGTCAAAGGGCCGACAGGCGGCACTGTCACTCGACGCGGAGCCAAGGGTGATCCTGTCATTGCAATCAAATCAGAGAGCACTGGCAACCCTGTTCTGAAAAAACGGTCCCAACTCAAGGCCGCGCCCAAAGGCAAGAAAAAGTGACCATCAAGCGTGGTGGGCACACGTTTAAGGGGTTCGACGAGCCAATTCGGACCCCAAACCATCCGAGCGGCAAAAGTCACGCGGTGGTTATCAATGACGGCGGCAGCCCCCGGCTGATTAGGTTCGGCCAGCAAGGCGCAAAGACTAAACGCCCGCGCAAAGGTGAAAGCGCAGCAGACAAGGCAAAGCGGGCTTCATTTAAGAAGCGGCACGCAAAGAACATCGCCAGAGGAAAAACATCTGCCGCATTTTGGGCAGACAAAGTAAAGTGGTCGTGAAAACAACCTTACGGGTTATTCATGTCTGAAGAGCAGAATCAGGAGATTACGTCTCCCGAAGCACCAAACAACGTTGAAATTGACAAGCTGAAAGC